TTCTTTACTGGTGTGGGATCATAAGACATTTACGTTGTTTTCCTTACTTTGTTATTCGGGACCAAGAATAATGTCATTTGGGTTTATTTCTCCGAACTCAAATGAATCTAAGTTATCATCTTCCGTTTTTGATTGAGCAGTTTCAGGAGCATTGACGGTATCATCTTGTGTTGCTGTGGAATCTGGCTGTAACGATAAACCCTCGACATCTCTTGTGAAACCGGCTGCTATGGAACGAGATCGCAACTCGTTTAGTCTTTTGCGCTCTTCTTCTGCTTCTTGTGCTGCAATCTGCTGAGCGGTAGGTTTTGTTGGGCGAGGTCGCACGGGAGTTTCAGGGATACTTTCATAACCACGAGGATTGTATTCATGTAATACATCGAACGAAATGTCGAGCTTCAAAACTTTTGGATACAACATTTGTTGTGGATCAAAGAAGCCAGCTTCAACATCTGGGTTTACTGCAACTGTTTGCATTTTCCCTAGTAATGCTCTACCTTTACCATCCAAACCTTGTCCGATTAGATTTACAAACTTGATTCTTACCAAAGGAGCTTTGGTGATAGTAGTGGCATTTCTTTTGTTTTGATAAGTTGGATAAAGGAACTTGGTTAACAATCGAACACTTTCAAGATTTACTTTAGCTTCTGCTTGATCTGCGCTCGGAATATCGATAGCAAATGAAATAGATCTGGAAGTTTGCTGAAAGCTTTGGATAGGATCCATACGTCCGAACACCGATGTAGGATTCCAGCTAGAAGTATAGTTGTCACTATAAGATGTCAGAAACGCAGGAAACTGAACCGATTTATCTGTTGGTACATGGAAGAAGTGAATAAGGTATCCTTTTCTTTTAGTATAGGTAAGGATGGGACTTGGATCATAAGAACCTTTCATTGTTTATCTCACTTGTATGGATTTAGCGTATCTGCAACAACGCTCTTGACAAAAGCTCTCATTTCTCTACCTTCTAGCACAACAGTTAGATTTATGTTTGGTACACCGCCAGCCATTGCTGGCATGGCAGATCTCATTGCCTTTGCTATTGGTTCCACAAGATAATCGCCATTCGTTTCCAAAGGCAAGACGGCTTCACGACCAGCTTCTCCAATAGTGACATTGCTGATTTCGCTAGTAACAATACCTCCTGCTGCCATTTCAGTAGGGGCCGCAGAACTTTCTTCTCCACTCCCCATGAAGAAGTCAGTCGCAGAAGTCCCCGAGAGATCACCGGCTAATAAAGCAGCATCTATACCCAGAGATAATACCGTGCCAGCGCCGGGCGCGAGCGTTGATGCCACGCCAGAGGTCAGTTCCGCCACCGCGCCGATAATGTCACCATCCATTGCTCGGGCAATTGCAGAAACTATCCCCAGTATCAAACTCAAGCCGGGAATCTTTTTTAGTATACTAGTACCAAAAGTACTGGCAATCTTCGTTCCCCAGCTACCAAAAAGTTTAATTCCGGCATACAAGCCCATGCCAAGCTCACTGATACCCTTTGCTAGATCCCAAATAAAGTTGAACTTGGAAACTATTTTAGGAATACCCATAGAAAAAGTTGCTATGCTGTTCCCGATGTTTATGATCATTTGCATAAGTGATTGACCAGTATTTACAAAGTTCATAATCGCATCAGAATTTGTAGCAAACATCTTTTGAATAGCGGCCATGCTATCAGCCATTGTCATTGTTGCCTTGGCTTGATCCTGCATAGAAATAGCAGAATCTTCTGAGCCTTCAATAAACTCGTTGATTGAGTCTGCCGAATCCAAAACTCCCGAATCCAACTGGCCGAATAACTTTCTCATCTTACCAATGTCGCCATTGATACCGGGAATGCTTTGGGCAAATGCTTGCATTTCCCTTCTGCTCATGGAGTTGACAGATTTACCAGCAGAATCAAATGCTTGTTTTAGTTTCAAGATTTGTTCAGCAGGATCTTCAGTATTCAACATGTCAACAGTATTAAGGAATGGACCACCGAGTAAAGCATTGAGCTTTCCAACTGATTCGGCTGCACCTTCAAACTGGTCAAAGCCTTGAGCAATAGCTTGAAGATCTTCAATGGCAACACCAGTTTTCCTAGTTATCATTTCCATTCTACGGAAAACTTTCTCATAGTTTGAACCGTATTGAGCTAAGAACCCTTGTACCTTGGCAAAGTCAGACATAACTTCTTTTGTAGATTTACCGATAGCATTTGAGAAAGAACGCATCTCTCTCACATTTTCTTGCGCGCCTTCGACTGAATCTCCAAAGGCTTTTGTCATGTTTTGAATAGTCTCAGAGTATTCATCATTAGAAATACCGAATCTTGTCATTACAGCAGAATCAGTGGCCAAACTAGTCCTCTGATCTTCGGACATGTCGATGTAATCGTTAATGTTCGTATTCAAGCTTTCAACAGCAGCCGCCGATTCTTCATAACCAATATTAAACTGACGTACTCCTCTATCCATAGCGTTGATAGACTTCAATATTCTTTGGGTTTGCTCTGGACCATAAGACTTATTTAATGATGCTCTTGTTTTGTCTATTGCACCGAATAGTTCAATGTTAGCATCAACAAAGGTATTTATAAGAGATGTTCCAATCTTTGTGAGTGAGAACGAACTCTTTAAACCAGCACCGAATCCTTTTAGATTGAATGTTCCATCTTGTAACGAATCAGCAAACTTCGATAAAGCACTATCGGTAATACCCATTGACTGCGCTAGGCTGTTTCCAAAACCAGCGCCAGCATTCATCGATTCATTGAAGCCTCTCAGAGCAATATCGGCTTCTACAAGTTTGTCTTTTTGTTCTTCTATTTCTCGGGTAACATCAGCAAGTCTCGTGGCGTAATCCGCCATAACTGTGCCCGCAGCGTCCGCGGCGGCTTTCTCAGCTTCAAGAAGTCTTAACTGCGCTTTCTTCGCCGCGAGGAGAGCTTGCTCTTGCTCTCTCAGATTCTCATAGTATTCAGAGGAGCTTTCAGATAGATTTCGTTGTTCAATCTGAAGCTCTCGTAGTAAAGCTAACTGATCTGCTATAGACTGATTCGCCCTAGTTATATCGTCTGCCATTTTTGGACCCCTTTATAATAAAACAAATCAGCTTTTGAATGGCCAAGGAATCCCTGTTGAAGATTCAAACTTACGAACAGCTTGTTGCAAAACAGATCTGGTTCTATATGTAACAGGGTTATCTAACCCATATCGATGTGCGTCAGCCATGTAACGACGCTCAAGTCCCATAGCGGCGATCAAAGCACCAAGCTCATCACGCGATCCTGCAAGACGGAATGGAAGCTCAATACCTTTAGATCCATAAGTAGCTTTTAGAAGAGTACTTGTCCACCAACTCATTGCATCAGCAAGAGCCTCATTCAGTTGGTCTTTAGCAAACCTTTTCTTTACTTCTTCAAGATCAATAACGTTATGTTGGTTTGTCATGAGTCACCTCTAGATAAATAGTTGGAAACGAAAAAGACCGCCTTTTGGGCGGTCATAAGGTTACTTCTTTGGTTTTTTAGATTTTTGAACTTGTTCGGCTTCTTTCTTTATTTGATCACCAAGTCTTGTCAAAAACCATCTTCGGATAGGAACGGGTATGTTATAACTTTCAAAAATAGAGAATCCTCCATAATACTTTAGTTGAAACATCTCCTCATAGACACCTTGGATGTACTTAGAAGTCAGGCCAAAAAAACTTTACACCAATCGGTACCTCCACGACCGATTCTTGATTACAAGTATCACACACTAGTTTGTGACGTAGTTCGGTTGTTGGTGTTGCTTGTTTGATAGCTTTTCTCAAAAATCTTGAATCAAAAGCTGGCATGTTCATGATGAATGCGTGAACAAGTCCAAAATCTTGATTTCCATCAATTGAAAGAACAACTCTCTTAAACTGATCTGTTACTTGATTGGATGTTGGATTCTTTTCGCTTACATTAGATAACGACCTTTCATCGTATCCGTTGTACAATCTAAACTCAATAGTCTTTTGGGATTTTGGAAGAGTAACCAAACATGTTCCGTTAGTAGTAACCCTAACATCAATCTCTGGTTGTTGATAGTTTGGTTCAAACTGGTGGAGATCACAAACAATCTCATTTTTCTTGGAGCAGAAAGGACAGCTTACAGCAGCTTCGTAATCATTTCCATAAGCGGAAGATCTTGCTGCAATCAAAATAGCACTACGATCACATACTAGCAGAGTACCGGGATCAAGAGACTTATCAACTATAATGCTATCAATCAAACGTTCAAGGACAAGGCCCTTCTTGATCAAAGCCTCTGAAGATAGGATGTCTTCTTCTTTGGCCGTCATGTACCTTATCTCGATTGTCTCCTTGTTATGCAAGGGATGCTCAGGTGGATAATACATTCCTCTTGATGGTAACTCTACAAACTCGGTTGGAACGGAAACAGTTATATGAGTTTGTGGGAATGCGCTTACGGGTTCAACACTAAAAGCAGGCTGTTGTGCAGACAGCCTGCTTTGATTATTTCTAGACACTTTTACCTCTCAGGTGTATAATATCAGTTAGTTCTACCAGTTGTAAAGAACGTATTCATATTTGCTTTGAAACCACTTGTACCGGCAGGTTGACCAGAGATATCGACCAATGAACCTTCTGGTACATAGCAAGTAGCCCAATCGTACTTAATGGTTAGTGTGATTTCTGATAGTTCTTCATCACTGTAGCTCAAATCACCAAGTTCAATATTGGTGAGGAATGCGTTATTTAGAGTCCATTGCTCTTGGATATCATCACCACCTTCAGAACCAATCTGCTTGATGACAACACCCTTTAGGGCACCGATAGCACGGCTCTTTGAGATAGTGCTAAGTTGGTCGCCTACTGGAGCATTCGGAATCTTATAACCGGCATTGGAGATAATAGCCATTGTGTTAGCAACGGCATCTGGCTGGACGGGATCAACCAAGGTACAAGTAACTTCTTGCCACTCTACTCTACCGGGATAGTTGAATGTGTGATTCAAGAAGATATGGGATGTTGAAGTGACATTGAACTTTGGCTTCGAAACCGACTTGGCGTACCATGTAGCACCACCGGGGAAAGCTAATAGCTCAACAACAAACCTATATTTTCTCTTTGGATCTTTTAGTGTACCATCTGTCCAGAATGCCATGTTAATATCTCCTTGTTATAGTAAATAGTGCTATTACAACTTTCAGTCTTCGAAAGAAGCTCCAGTTCTGGAGATTACGAAGTCAACTGCAATGAACTCGATTGCCCTTGCTGGCTTGAGTAGAATCTTAGCGTATAGAACGTTACGATCAATCAAGTCTGGAGTTGTGGTTGATTCATCGAGGATAAGTCGGTATTCGGTCAAACCTAGACGAGATTGGACAGAAGCCAAGAATGGCTCGACAGCAGCCTTGAATCGGTTCCAAGTAACACTTACGTTTTGATCGAATAGAATGCTTGTAGCAAATCTTGAAACTTGTTTCTTGATGTAGATCAAGAGTCTGCGGACATTGATACGATCAAGAGCCGAAGGGGTAACTTGTAGAGTCTTCTGGCCGAAGATTACAATACCTTCTGACGGGAACGAAGCGATTGGATTGATGTTTGCTTGGTATAGATCATCACGTTGCTTGGCAGTTAGCTTCTCTGCAACGTTGACGACAGGTAGGCCACCAGCACCGGCTGTTAGACCACCACGGTTGAAACCGGCTGGTGCGAACCATACTTCGCTTACGCGCTCAGAAGAAGCCATTGTGCCAAGGGCGACGACTGAAGGCGGAACCCAGACGAGTGAACCAACGCGAGGATCGCGGATTTGGACCCAAGGGTAGTAGGCGCAAGCGTAAGAGGTGTTTAGTCTGCGGCTGCGGAGGTTTGTAATAGCCAAGGAAACTGTACCAAGTCTATTCTTGAAAGACTGAGTTGATTCGGTTGTAGCATCGTAACCATCGTCAATATCGATGATTGTGAATGCATCGCCACGGTTCTCACATGCGGTGATCACCTTATCGGTGATTGCGGAGTTGCGGATACCGGGAACAACGATCATGTTTGTTTCCAACATATCAGGGTCAGAAGCCAAGTCAACTGCGACCTCTAGTGCATTGAATACAGCAGAGTTTGTCTTGGTAGCTCCATTCAAACGATTGTATTGGAAAGGTTCTGCTTCTTGAATGTTTAGACCATCTGAACCACCTTGGAACAAAGCTGTGAATCTTGTGAAACCAGCATTGATTGTGGCGGTATAACCACCGCTTGTTGCAGTTCTAGAAGTACCAGCGCGGCGTGAACCAGAAAGGTAGTAAGCAGCAGTACTATTGGAAGGAATAACAACATCATCCAATGAGAAGATCCAGTGATGCTCGTAAGGAGCAGCAGCATCTAGCCCACTTAGACCAATGTTCTGATAAGTATCATCTGTACCATAGAGACGCAATGTGTCAGGGACACTGTTGTCGAAGCGATTTGATGTTGCAGAGATTGTTGTTCTAGCGCCAAAGTAAGCTCTTGTAGTATCGGTGATACCACCATCCGAAGCTGAAACTCTCTGAGAGGTACCGGGGAACACGATAGAAGCAGTAAATGCAGCAGAGCCTGTTAGGATCTTTGCAGTTGTATCTGCTGAAGGCCATGAACCGGAAGAGATGTATGAGGCTGGAAGTGTATTAGTATCATGCTTTAGTCCAAGAACTCTCTTAGGACGGATTGGGCCGTAAACACCAAATGGAAGTGATACTGGACTGACACCTAGACCGCTTTCAATAGCAGGATTAACCTCTACGCGGATAAAGCGAGATTGATTATCGTATTGACCATATTCTTTATTGGTTCTGGTTGCGTAATCAAAACGTCTTGTCTTATCACCGATTCTAGCACCGATGTAGTCAACAGAAGATGGGTTTAGATTTACGTTATCAAACCTTTCTAGAACGATTGGGTTTGTGTCATTGTCGCGGAGACTCCTGACGACGACACTAAACTTGCCATAGCTCTCAACATCAGAGTTGGGAGATACGGTGAGGTTTTCAATAGAAACTTTGATGTTCTTTTGGGTCCACTCACCAGCATCTAAGCCGTGGAAACGGAAGAGCTTTGTCATGTTCTCGTAGTCAAAGCTAGCTGTATCCGAGCTTAGATCTTGCGAGAAGAACCAACCGGTCCTACCATCAATAATGTTGGAGTTCTCTCTTAGGCTTGTTCCATCTTGGAAAAGCATGTAGCCATAGTTCTTCTTAGCAGAGAGTGAACCGCTAGCGACAGGAGCTAACCACGCAACAACATTCACCTTTCCAGATAGCCTTGAAGCTACTTCTGTTTCGTATGATTCGCCTAACCAGTATACTTGTTCGTTCTTGGTTAGGGTATTTGGATCGACTACACCATCATTTGTAGTAACTGGATTAGTGTTTAGCACGTTTCTAATGAACTGATTAGAATCACGGTCAAAGTTGAACTTGAGTTTAGTGCCGGGGCTAACCAAACTTCCAGCAGCACCGTCGTAGATTGTCATAGTAAAGTTGGTGGCTTCTGCACTACCACCAGTAATCTTTATGACTTCATTTGTCTTTTCACCTTCTGCACCAGTTCTATCGACAGTTCCTGATAGGAAAACTGAACCAGTTGAGAGATAGATAACAGCAGCAAGTGAACCAGTTCCGTGATCACCGTTTGATTCCGATGGGGCTACGAACAGACCCAAAGCACCAGCGTTTGAGCTATAGGTACGGATTGTTGGTGTGCCAGAACTGTAATCCATAGTAGTCCAACCGGCGTAACCAGTCTCTTCAGCATCTGGATGTGGGACGCCCAAAAGACGAACGAAGTTTACTGGTCCAACGTTTGCGTTTAGATAAGCTTGTGCGCCATAAGCACCGTAAGTAGGGCCAGCAAAGTTGGATGCTCTATACTCAGAGTTTTCGCCGCCAGCATTTGGGTAGCCAAACTCATCAACGAAATCAGAAAACGAAGGAACGTTGATTGGACTCATTGCACGGCCCTTGGAAGCGCGACCGATTACTGTTGGTCCAACGGCACCGGGAAGTTGTGGAACTTGTGAGTTATCGATCTCATTTAGAAAGATACCCGGTGAAACAAACTTAAAACTATTAGCTGGCATAGATTTCTCCTCTATAGAACTTCATAAATAAATAGTTAGTTTTTAGCCCAAACGTCAGCGTCGGTAGAAAGAACTCTTGGTATAGTTTGGCTTTTCATCTAATACTATTTGTTCTTTACCGAACTTGAACTGAACTGCGTTCTCTCTTATAGCTATCTTTGGCCTCGCTTCATTAGCAGAAGATCCTAACAGATAACCTAAAAGGTTTATGTCTATAGTACTTTTATAAATCTTTTCTTCATCTTGATAAGAAGTACTATTGTTTTCTTGTCCAAAGTTACCATCTATGAAACCTTCAAACTTGTGCCCTTCATGCTTGACAAAGAAGTTATTGATCTGTCCTGTCCTAACAATAAAAGGTGTAAGAAGTTCATTTATCTGTTGTTGGTACTCAGTTCTGATGGATACTTTGTATGATACTTTTACATAGGTCGGTATAGGCATTGATAGAGTTTCATAAACTACTTTCTTGCCAACACCGGGATAGTTGTTTTGTCCCGGCCCAATACCAGAAGTCAAAGTGGCGCTTGTCCTGCGTTTATCTGCATTGATAAAGTCTGCGCTTTTACTTTGATTTATACGACGAGCAACTTCAATAGCACCGCCCTTTTCATCATTGAAGTTTGGTATGTGCGCCCATGCTATACCTTTGAAGCTGCTATCCTTCACTAAGGAGGTTCTTTCTAATGTAATCATTGGAAAAATCAAGATGTCATTTTCATCCCTAAGATTACGATTATTCTTGATCTGAAATGCGCGCTCGGCGGATACCCACCTGATCGGGACTTTGGTAAAACCTTTGTTGGTATTTACATGTAGATTAAGTGTTTCATCCAAGTATCTAAACATAGCTGTGTCCATAGTTTCAATCGTAGATGGCATAAGGCTAATCTCATGCAAAATGTCACTTGCATTATCAATACCGGTATAATCGTATTTGTCTGTAGAAAGAGGCTCTGGTGGAGATAATGGTTTTTTAGCTGGCATCGAATAGTCCTCTTCTTGATACCTTACAGGTTGCGGCTACTTCCAATGATTCACCCACCTGACCGAACAACTGCTTTGGCTCTTGCAAAGTCATGATTTCATAATACAAGCCGTCATACTTTACAAAATCACCTTCACGTACAAAGATGTCTTGATCTTCTTGCAATCTACGTTGGTGGAAGTGAACAATAATCTCGGCTGCTTTGTCTAAACCAAAACCCTCAGTCTGAACAGTTCCGTAACTAGACCACTCGACCAAAGCATACACCCTGACGGGTGGAAGAAAGTTCTTTATTATTGCTTCACCATACAATGGATGATAGTTGGTAGTTTTCACATCAATAGAATAATAATAGATTTCTTGTCCAATGACTCTTTCTAATAGTTCGTCATTGACTTGTTTTACAAGATCTTTCTCCTTCTGTCCCAAAAACAAAGGAGGTGGTGCGTACTCTGGTTCAACCCATTTATTCTGAGCCATTTATCACCCTTGGTAAATAAGAAGAGGAATCTTCTCTTGTACTTTCGTAACGCTATCCATGAGTGTTGCATTTGTTTCTGCAAGTTTCGCATAGGTAAGTTCATCAAGTGTAGTCTTGAGTTCTTCTTTTAGTTTTTCTTGTTCTTCTCTAGCAGAAGAAATAAGATCTGAACCGTTCAACTGAACTGAGTCACCGGGAATAGGAATGGTACCGAACTTGGACCTAATGAGACCAAGTGTTTCTTTCACCAATGCCAAAGCATAACGACGAATCCATTGCTTGCCAATAGCGTTGATACTGGAATACGGAATGTTATCAAACGGTAGTGTATTCATGTTAGAAACACCTTGTTCCGATCCTTTCTGAGAACCTGAAACTGGTAGCCAAGGATCTGTACCATCGTCAAATGTGAACTCAAACCACATATATTTTGTTATACTTGTCTCTGGGGTTGGGAAAATGCGAAGTTTATTATTGAATATTTCGTAAGAATAATGGGATAATCTAGTATAGATATGGTCTTCGTAAGCCATAGCCTGCAACTTGTTCTGCCACGCTGGGATGATTTCAAACGTAGTATCATCTGCGAACTGACCATAATAGTTTAGATTTCCAACAACATTGAGACCACCATAGTAGCCATAGAAACGCCATACCGCAGCGGGTGATTTGTAATATACACGACGTATTGTTATCCTGCTACTAGAAGCACTAACATAAGAAGAAGAATATGCTACAGTAGCGTTGGTAGCTGGTTCTAGATTATTTGCAACGTTATTAGCTATTATCTGTTGTAGGTCATAATCTTGGACATTATTAGAAAGTGCAAAAGAAGCATTGTAATGCGGCGTAGTGCCTCCTGCGACACCGGCCTCATTAGCCAACCCAACAGCAACCTGTCGGGCATAACCTACTTCAAAACGTGGATAACGAAGATTTATACTAGCACTAGATAGCGAGGACTCTAAAAGATTTCCATCCTCATCAAATGAACCAGTTGTCTTGCCAAGCAAACTTGGAAGTGCATTCTTTGATTGATGCAGATTCATAATATATGAATATTCCAGAGTTGCTTCTTCATAAGCAGCGTATACGTTACCGGGAGTGATTTCTAAATCTAGTACATCACCACCTAGTTTCTTATACACAAACGATACTTGGTCAGAAGCACCTGAAATAAAGTTAGCATCATAGCGCGGAGAAGCGGGATCTACATAGATTCCAAATGGGTATAGAGCAACATTGCCAGCACCATT